GCAAAAATGGGGTGAGGAAAGAATATTTCCTCACCCCAACATTTATTATAGAACCAAAATAAAAGCACCGGTGAGTGTCTCTTTTCCTATGGAAGGAGGTTGTGTCTTTTTATGGAACTTTTGCGGGGCAAAGAGGCTAAAGGCATGGAAGAATCGGCAATTCATGGTATAATAAACTGTACACTGAAAAAGCCGGGAAGACGCTGATTATACCTAGCTTTTTTCTTTAAACGGCAGACAAACGGCAGAAATTTAGGCAAAAGAGTATAAATCGGCGATGCTTTCGGCTGCTTTGTCCCGAATATCTTGTGTATAATTTACATATGTTTTGGATACTATTGCAATGGTATCCCCAAGGACCGAGGCCACCAGATTTATATCGCCTGTCCTGGACAGCAGGAGGGTAGCGAAAGTATGACGAAAAGAATGGAGCGACCGCCCGTAATGCTTCCGAAGCCAAAGGTTCAGATTCACCGTCAGAGCGTGCATACCTTTTGGAGAGAAGACAAGGCCATTCAGCTGTAATGGGGTTTCTTGCTTATATTTCCGCAGTTCGTCCATGACGTCTGCCGGAGCAGGAACCGCCCGGACGCTGTTGGCAGTCTTACAGGGCTTCAGCCCGTACTTTCCCCGGCCTATCTGCCCCCATTGCTGAGTCACCCGTAGCTGGTTTCGGCGGAAGTCGATTGCCTCCCAGGTCAGGCCGAGGATTTCACCAATCCGAAGCCCTGTTCTGGCGGCTATGAGCAACACCAGGTAGTGTGCCCGGTTCTTCCGGCCCTGGAAATGGGCAAGAATATCGGATACTTCTTTGACCGTGAAGGCGTTCAACGGCTGCTTCTCACGGCTGGAAATCTGTTTTATGATCCTGGCAGGGTTTTCCGGGATGATCTTATACAGGACAGCGTGTTGCAGGATGATCTTTAAGGCCCGAAGAGTCAGATTCCTGGTTGCAGTAGCAACCGGCAGGGCGTTAAGCTGATTCAGTATCATGGGCATTGCCAGATCTTTGATGGGAGTATCCAGGATAGGGGCCATGCGTTTAAGGCAGGCCCGGTAACTCTGGATAGAGGTGTAGGACAGTTCTTTTTCCCGGTCCCGCTTAAAAATAGGCCAGAACTGCCGCAGTGATATATCTTTCAGTGTCGGGTCAAAGGTCAGACCGGCTTCCTTCTCTGCCTGGCGAAGCAACTCCGTCTGGTATGCCCTGGCTTCCCGTTGGGTGCGGAATCCCTGTTTCGTTTTCTGCTTCCATTTTTTCCCAATCTTATATGCCAGGATCAGACACACCGACCCGTTTTTCATCCTGGTTGAAAACGTATATTCCATGGTTCCCCCTTTTTAAAATTGCCCTCCCAATCGGGAGGGCTTTTTATTTTCATTTCACTTTTTCAAAAGGATTTTTCCGTCCCCGTTGTCTGATCCGAAAGAAAATCCACTCATGGTCAGTACCAAGTCGTTGGAATCGGCTACAGAATCGGGAACATCAAAGTACAGTTCCCCGACCTTTTCCACACCAGGATTCAGAGCCGTAAGGAAAATGTTTTTGTCGGTTCGAACTGCCAGGGTTACCGGCGAATAGGTGGTGTCGCCTTGCTTAATTTTGAAAGCCCCGTTGTTCAGTCTTTTGGCTTCTTTTGCGATATTTTTAAATTTCACGTGGAGAACGATATATTTTCCGTTGGCGGTGGTCTTCAAGTATCCGCTTTCGTCATATACGTCTTTGGCTGTCTGTTTATCCAGGACCGTGATTTCAAAATTTTTGTCCTTCATTGTGTCCCCGATTTTGTACACTTTTTCTTGCTTTGTTCCGGTTCCGCCCTGGGGATTTTTTCCTGCCGGTTTTCCACCCAGAAGGCCGCAGACTACACTCACAGCCAGGAAAAGTATGAAAGCCTTTTTTCGTGCCCCGGATTTGAAGAACGGGGCGAATCTCTGCGGCTTGATCAGTGCTAGAACGAACCAAAAGAAAACTACAACTGCGATTACACCTGTGATGCTCATTTTTCAGTCCCCCTTTACCATTCCCTGCGATTTTCAATGACTTTTCCGACTATCCTAACCGGCAGAGTTTCGATGTCCTGGTTCGAATAAAAGTGCGGTTCATATACGTCCGGATTGAATGCATATAGGAAAATGCCGTTCTGATCTTTCTTGACTTTCTTCAACGTAGCTTCGTCCCCATTGACCAGGACAACGGCTATTTCCCCGGATTCCACGTCCGGCTGTTCCTTTACTATCACGATGTCCCCTTCTTTAAATTCCGGCACCATGCTGTTACCTCTGACTTTGAGGGCGAACAGCTTCCCTTGTTTGGCCATTTTGGCGGTGACTTCTTCCCAGCCGATTATGTTTTCTGCTGCATAGGCAGGCTGTCCAGCTATCACACTTCCAAGAACGGGAATGTTAGAGGCGGAAGGGGCAGGGGCTTCCGGTTCCCCAAACAGTTCATTCCGTGTTAGTCCAAAAATATCCATCATCCCCCGGACTGCCGATTCACGGGGTACAGCGGCGTTGTTTTCCCATCCGGTAACGGACTGCTGACTCACTCCGAGTTTTTCCGCCAGTTCGTTCTGCGTCATTTTCAGTGCTGTTCTTTTCTCTTTGATTATCTGACCAATTCCCATTCCCTGCACCCCTTTCACCATTATAAATGGTATTTCTGGCCTTATTGTACTAAAAATACTGATAAAAATAAATTATAATTTAATCGGTTTTCCTGTTGATTTACCATTTTAAATGGTATATAATAAATACAAGTTAAATTGGTAAAGGGGGTGAAGCTATGAGAGAAAACTTAATTAAATATCGTGGGGATCGCACTCAAAAAGAGATGGGAGAACGATATGGTGTCGGTCAGCAAACCTGGTCTGCATGGGAACGGGGCGATATTACGCCCTCTGCTAAGAATATGCGAAAAATTTCCAGAGATTCTGGTATGACCGTTGACGAGCTTTTTTTTTAACCGTAAATACCAATTTAATTTGTAAAGGCGTGGGAAATGATGGAATTTCTTTTAGAATATGTGACCAAATACACCTTATCTGTTATATCCAAAAAGGTTGACGGTATAAAAAATATCGGGCTTGCTACCAGTGTGGGAATAGTTTTCCGTGGATTCCAATTGAAGGCTCACGATGGGAAATGAAAAAAGAAGATGCCGAGCGTTTCCTGGCAAAATATGCCACGGGAGTTGGAGCAAAAAGAATTTATCGATGAAGGAGGCGTGGAGGGATGAAACAAGAGGATTTCGACCGCGAGATATGGACAACCCGGAACGTAGCCGACTACTACGGATGCACTCCCCAAGCTGTCTACGACATGAGGGATTCCGGGAAACTTCATCAGCTGGTCAATCTCCCTGGGGTTCGATTTTCCAAGAGTGAAGTCGTAGAACTGGCGAAGATGCCTGGTGATTCCCTTCTGCCACATGAGGTGGCCCGGCTGAAACGGGAACTGAAACTGGAAAAAGAAAAGAACGAACGCCTCATGGCGTTGATGTTTAAAGTCGGTCAGCTGGGTTCACAGGCTATGGCCGAAATCTTGAAAGGGGGTGAAAACAATGAACTGGAAAGCTAGAGGGGCCGCACTTGTGATTGCCCTGTCAGCAATCACCGTGGCCAGTCATGCTGTATCTGCTGTCAATGAGATTCAGCAGCCGAAGCAGTACACATGCTATTCCCGTGTGGTGCTTCCTGGGCAGTCCCTATGGGACATTTGCTCCAAGCTGGACACCAGCGAGGACATAAGGGAGGTGATAGACAGGGCAAGAACGGACAACGATGTGGCCGACCCGGGAGCGTTACAACCCGGCAAGGTTCTGATGATCAGAGTAAAAAAATAATCCCCACATGTCCGTGTGGGGATGAGGTGGAGATTTTCTTCGATAAGTGGTTCCACCTCCATTATATCACGGGAGGAAAAAATGGAAAACACCGAACTGAAACAGGATCAAATCCTGGAAAAGAAAATGGACGACTACAGCACTACATTGAGGGACTTCAAATCCGAAGGCGAGCTGTTAGTCACCATCACATTGAACGAATACCGTTTCCTGGTTGACGATAGGGCAACCAATCGAAACTACTCCAGCGAGTGCTATGACCTTCGGAAGCAGGTGGAAAACCTGCAAAAGGAAATCAGTGACCGTGACAAGCGTATTGTGGCACTGACCGAACAACTGAAAGGGGCCGCCAGACTGGTGAAGGCTTTCAAAATGATGGGAAAGGAGGACGAAAAATGAGCACTTTGTACGAAATCAACGAACAGATTCTCCGTTGCGTTAAGGACGGGGACATGGTGGTGGATACAGAAACAGGCGAAGTCATTGATGCGGCGGCCCTGGATGCCCTGCAAATGGAACGTGATGAAAAGCTGACCAACATCGGCAAATGGATTCTTGACATGAAAGCCGATGCCAAGGCAATCCGGGAACGGGAAATTTCCCTGGCCGAAAGACGGAAAGCCAAGGAAAACAAGGCCGAACAGCTGATGGACTACATGAACATGATCCTGGCCGGAAAGAAGTTCGAATGTGCCGATTTCAAAGCCTCTTATCGGAAATCCCAGGCCGTGGAAGTCACGGATGCAGAAAAGATCCCTGCACCCTATCTGATCATCCAGGAGCCAAAAGTCGACAAAGCCGGAATCAAGAAGGCTTTGAAATCTGGGGAAGATGTTCCAGGGTGCAAGCTGGTTGAACGGAACAACCTTTCCATTCGGTAGGAGGAATGAGCGATGAGAACAAGTGAGACGTTGACTAAAATCGCCCCTGCTCTGGTTGCATTCCAGAGTGAGGTCGTTGACCCAAGAAAGAACAGCACAAACCCGTACTTTAAGAGTAAGTACGTCGAACTGGATGACCTTATGGCGGCAGTTAAGCCCATTGCAAACAAGCATGGGCTGTACATCAACAACAACATCACCACCGAGCTTGTTGAAGGAAACAAGATGAAGGTGTGGTGTCAAACCAGACTGACCCATGTTAGCGGTGAATGGATTGAATCTGATGGCCAGTTCAACCTGGCCAAAGGGACTGACCCGCAAAGCTGCGGGTCTTCCCAGACTTATATCCGCCGTTATGACATTTCGGCTTTCCTAGGAGTTGCCTGGAATCCAGACGATGACGGGAACCAGGGAACCTTTGGGACTGGAAAGCAAAGCCCAAAGAATGCAGATGATAACGAGCATGATGCTGATCCACAGCCCCAACACCCCACCCAAAAAATGGCCAACGACCTGGAAATCCTCTGCCAGAAGAACGGCAGAAAAATCCAGGATATGCTGACCCATTACAACATCAAATCCGTTGAAGAAATGGATATGACAACCTACTGGCGAACCTACAACACCCTCAAACATAAGCTGGAAGAAGCGGAGGCTCAAGCATGATCGAAGTTAAAGATGTGAAAATGAAAGGAAACACCGATGTTAAGGTGTCTTTCACTGAAAGCGATGAAGGTAAAGTAACCGAATACGTGGTGTCCTCTAACGAGGCACCACGTCCCGAATTCATCCAGGCAATGTGTTCTCTGGCCCCAGATCTAATGGGAATCATCGGAATTTCCATTACGGATGGTGAGAAGGCAGATGAACGGACCAACGTCCAGGGCTGTTCCTTCAAACACACAGGGGATGGGAATTTCAACGCAGTAATCAAGGGGACCATCTACGTTCCGTGGCTTGATGCTGATGTTGCCATCAACACGCCGAACATTGGGACCCGTCCAAAGGATGCACCACTGGGGGCATATCTTTCTGATTCTACGGAACGGAAACTGCGGAAGGTGCTGAAGGAAGCTGAACTGTACGTTTCTGGAAAGCGTGCCCAGGAAGTGCTGTTCGATGATGAAGCAGGTCAAAAGGCTATTGGAAACATGAAGTTGATTGGATAAACAAGGCGGTGGCAGATGGAAACATTCAGTTACATAAGCGAATTGAACGCTTTTGATGCGTGGTTGACCTATCACGAGCTGCCACCTTCTTCAATCGTCCTCTGGTTCGCTTTGATGCGCATCAGCAACTCCCTGGGGAGAAAAACAGTGTTCAACGCTTCACTGAGTTTGCTCAGTACCAAATGCGGACAGATGGACGATCGGACGATACGAAATGCCCGGAAAAGGCTGGAAGATGAAGGGCTGATTTCTTTCCAGTCAAGAAAAGGGCTTCGGTCTGCTGTCTATACTCTTCATCTCTTATCTGGGGAAAGAAAGGAAAAAAATGTGCCTTCTAATTTCCGTTCTACTCAAAACACGGAAATGAGAAAGGAAAAAAATGTATCTTCTGATTTCCGTTCTTTTGGAGAAAATGAGGAAAGAAAGGAAAAAAATGTGCCTTCTGATTTCCATATACATAAGAGTAAGAGTAAAGATTATAAGAGTAAGAGTAAGAGTATATATATAGGCGATCAGACCAAAGAGGTTATCCATGAGTTCGAAAGCAAGATTCACCCGATTGCCAATTTGACTGAACGGGAAAATCTGCTTGATCTAATCGAAACATACGGAACCATGGATGTCATGGAAGCTGTTCAAAAAGCATCCGGGTATCGTGGAACATCAATCCAGTACGTGGCCAGTATCCTGGCGAATAAAAAGAGAGGTGTACGGAATGGAAATCAGCAAGGAAACACTGGACTTTCTCAAAGCCCATTGCCCGGGGGTTATGACGAAGCTGCAGAACGCAAGCGCCAACGGGTCCTCAAAGAACTGGGCATCATCAAAGACGATTGAAGAAGAGGTGAGGGAAGAACAAGCCCCCTGCCGGGAATGCGACGGGGTGCATTGCGGACAGCCAACCCGGGGCTTTTACCCCCTCATAATTCAATCTAACGGGAAGCCTCATAGGGCTATGCGGATGTGTCGGGTGGAAGAAGCCAGACGGAAGCAGGAGAAAATTGACAGGCTCATGAAGAACAGTTGTCTACCACCGTATCTGGAAGGGAAAACCTGGAAAGATTTCCAGGCAGATTCCCTGGATGAAAAAGCCGCCCGGGATGCCGGAAAGGCTGTGGCGAGTGGAAGCACTGACCGTGGTCTTTATATCACCGGACCGAAAGGGACCGGAAAAACCATGCTGGCCTCTTTGATAGCCCGGGAAAGATTGCAGGCAGGGATCCCTACCATGTTCGTGTTCGTTCCCGAACTGCTTTCCAAGTTCCGGGAGGCAATCCGGGATGAACATAAAGAAGACCCGGCAAAGATTGCCAAGGACGCTGACCTGCTTATCCTGGACGACATCGGCGCAGAACGTGCTACAGCATGGGTAGCTGAGCAGCTTATGGATTTGGTCAACTACAGGTATTCCAATCGTAAGCAGACGATTTTTACAAGCAATTACAGCCTGGACGAATTGGCGGAACATATCTCTGGACATGGTGACCGGGTAACAGGGGAGCGGATTTCGTCCAGGATTATGGCCATGACAGTCACCATTCCACTGAATGGAAGGGATCGGAGGATGGGATGATTCGGAAAGCAGTTTTTCAGATGGTCATGATCAGTATTGTTGCCCTTTTCCTGGGTGGAATCTTGATTCTTGACATAGTGGCATTGTATGCCCTTGTTTTCTGGGGGCGATGATCATGGACGGAAAATGGATTCCCGGAGTCAGCCGGCAGGACTTGAAGAAAATCAAAGAACTGCCCGTTCCGCTGTTCCGGGAATGGCTGATCAATTACAGCAATGAAATACAGTACCAGGGTGTGGTGGCAGAAAAGGCACTGATTCTGGAAGCCCTGCACAGGGAGTTCGGTTTCGGAAAGGTTCGTCTGGAAAGGCTTCTGGACCGGGCCGAAAAAATCAAGGAAGAGGTTGAACATGGACAAGGAAAAAATAGCGAAAATTGCTAAAAGTAAAGCCTATGTGATGGGGCATATCGATCCCCGTACTGGGCTGGAACAGCTAAGCGAGGAACTGAACGAAATGAGCCAGGCCGCATTGAAGTTAATCCGTGCGGCAGGGTGGAATGGGAACCCCACCCCCGTGAACTACAAACAGGCACTTTCTGATCTGAACGAAGAGTTCTGCGATGTACTGATGTGCCTGGAGGTTCTGACCGAGAACGGTCCGGATGATCTGTATCAATGCGTGGACCATGCCACCATCAGCCCGAAGTGGATTCGGTGGGCGACTAGAATCAAGGAGTGTGATCGCAATGCGGAGAGCCGTGATTCTTGATTTTCAGATGGGGATTCGAGACAAATCCCCATACGCCAGAGCGATTCTGGTGTTGGATTGGAAGTATTACCTTTTTGATATGACACAACTCACTGCTATGACTCGCTATCAACCAGGAATCACCGAGTGTATGGCTTTCAAATGCGATAAGAAGGGAAAGGTAAAGAGTTGGTCCGAAACCTACGTTCGGCAAAATCATCTGGGAGTCAATCGGAAAAATCTGATGGAGTGTATCATGGATTTTTGTGACCTTGCGGATTTCGAAAAATAGAAAGGGTGGCTTTGAAATGATGGAACAGGAAATCGAACAAAAAATATTGTCCTGGAAGGTGAAAAAAATGGGCGATGGAGATTACAGAGTGATCAGACCGCACAAGTTCATCATGGTAGTTGATGAATATGATACCGAAGTGTTCAACAATCGCATGATGGCAGAATACAAGGCGGAAGTTTTAAACGACGCTGAAAAAATCAAGGAAGAGGAACACAATGAAACTTAAAAAGTTGTTTCCGCTAATAACTGCAACGCATATTGAAGTCTATTCCAGAAACGGTGAAGTTTTAATTGACGACCGTTCCGAGGAAGTACCCTGGGATAAGGTTGAAGAAATCAAGAATCGACAGGTTGTCATGATTTACTGTTATGACAAGTCGGACTATATACCAGAAGAGGACGGCGATACCATAATCGTCACCGTTGAGGATGAACTGAAGCTGAAAGGGGTTAAAAATGGGAGCTGTTGAGTTAGTGAGCATCACACCGAACGCTATGGAGCTTTTCAAGAGGGAAGCAGGGGTTTGCTACCAGAAGGAAGCCACAGAAGCGGTCATCGAGAAAATCAGGGACATGGGACACTGGAGCGTGTTCGAACATTGCCAGGCAACTTTCCGGTTGGAAATCTCCATGGCCTGCCTGCTACAAATTACTAGGCATCGTCATCTGAGTTTTACCGTCCAGTCGTCCCGGAACACGGAGCTGAAAAAGTATTATAAGACTGGTAACAAGGTGATCGACAGAACCATAGAGGATGAAATGGAAAGCTATGCGGCCATGCTCAACCTGTGCGGCCCGGAAGCTGCGTTGTACTGCATTCCCAAAGCAGCCATGTACGAGGTCTACGTGTCCGGGAATTTTCGGGCATGGCTTGAGTACCTGCCAAAACGGATGTGTCAGAGAGCGATGAAGGAACACCGTGACGTGGCGTGGAAAATTAAAAGAATCCTGGAGAAGGAATATCCGCTGATTTTCAAGGCGGCGTTCCCGAACTGTGCAGGGTGTCTGGACAAAAAATGCGCCATGAATCTTTATTTCAATGACAAGGGGGAACATGAGCATGAATAAGATTGTGTTGCTGGGACGGCTGACCAAGGACCCGGAAGTCAAGGTAACCAGCACAGGGAAAACGACCACTTCGTTTTCCCTGGCTGTTGACCGCCCATTTTCCGGGAAAGATGGACAGAAGGAAGTTGACTTCATCAACATCGTTGCCTGGAATAAAACGGCTGAGGTAGTCGGGAACAATGTCAGCAAGGGGCAACGGCTGCTTGTTGAAGGCCGGTTACAGATTCGCAAATACCTGGACAAGCAAGGCCAAAATCGGACTGTGAGCGAAGTTATTGCTGACCGAGTGGAATTTATCGAGCGGAAAGAAAAAGACACTCATACGCAAAATTCTGCGGCAGGGAATGGGTTTGAAAGCATGGGACAGGATGTGACGAGCCAGTTCGATGAAGAAATTCCCTTCTGATGGGCGATATGATGAGAGATTTTATCATATCCGCTGTTTCCGCTATGGTCGGTGGTCTTTTTTCAGTCGTGATCATGGCGTGTATCCTGGTCAACCGAGGTGGAGACGATGAACACTGAGAAAGTCATTGAAGAGCTGGAAAGGGAGAACGCTTTTCTCCGTCATGAAATGTGGATGGACGGGGAAAAGATGGATGATCTGGAACTGGTGAACGAGGGACTGCGGAAACAGGTCAAAGAATTGTCGTGGAAGCTGGATGTTTTGTATCGGATGATCGATAGCTTGGCTGGGAGGATCCATGAGTTCAAAAAAGTATGCTGACATGGGCGGCTTTCTCTGTACAAAAACCTGCCCAATTTGCGGGAAAATTTTCTACGTACTCGACCCTGGTGCGTGGGCATACAGGAGTTACAGCAGAAAGAAAAAACGGACTGTTTATCTGTGCTCGTGGCATTGCCTGCGGTCCTATCAAAAGACGGGGGATTGAGATGCGGTCAAAAAAAGTAACGGTGGACGGTATTCTTTTCGATTCCAAGACGGAGGCAGACTACTATGTCTTCCTCCGTTACCAGGAAAAAACGGGGGCTATCTCTAATCTTAGATGCCACCCCCGATATGAGCTTATCCCTGCTATTACAACCATGCAGGGGAAACGTCAGAGGGCAATCAACTATATCCTGGATTTTGATTATATCCGGGACGGCAAAAGGGTTGCCGTGGACGTGAAAGGATGGGCCATGGAGGATGCTCAACTGAAACGGAAACTCTTCCAGTGGAAATATCCAACCATCGAACTGCAATGGGTGGCCAAGAGCTTGAAATGGGGCCATGCAGGGTGGATTGATTACGATGATCTGCAAACCCTGCGAAGAAGGGAGAAACGGAAGAAATGAGAGCATGGAAGAAGTGGAAACGCCACAAGAACCAGTTGCTTTTTGGAGAAGCAACGATCAAAGAAATCAAGGAGTTGAGGCAGGAATATAAAAGCTCAAAGAAATGGTTTTCTGCTTCTCGGCTTCCTTTGTGGGACGGTAGGAAAATGCGCTTTAAAGCCAAAAGAAAAACGTATGAACTGTGTTTCGTGAGGAATGGAGTGTGGTTGAGATGAGGTTTGATATATGCAAGCAGTGCAAGTGCTTCCGGGAAACACTGGCTGTTGATTATGTTGAGAATTTTTGTTGCCATGGAAAATATCCAAAGCCGATTGAGCTGGTCGAAGGTTGTGAACACTTCGAGGAAAGGGAATCCCCGATTTGGGAGGCCATACCCGTCGGGAAAAGGTACGGCGTGGCCAAGCTATATGGCATCGATGATATTGACCGTCTCACCTGCTTATCACCGAATGGTGACGGAACAAGAGATTTGTGGTTTACCACCAGAGATCGTGCGGAAATGGTTGCCGCCGCACTTAACCAAGAGATTTTTGCAAGGAAAGAGGTCGAGAGAAAATGAACAAAAAGAAGGCACTGAAAATACTTGAAGGGCTCAAAGAAATCCGGGATGAATGCAGACTGGTTGACGATTGCGCTAAATGCGAACTTTATTTGCATGGGAGATACAATAACTGCCTAATTGATTGGGATCTGAACGATGATTTCGAACTGCCTTGCTATTGGAGCATCGACGAAAAAATTGACGAAATCAAAGAGGCAATCAAATTGGATGAAGCGCTAGCGAAAAAAGGAGATTGAAATGAAAGTTAGAAATCTGGTTAAAGTGCTGGAAATCATTAAAGAGCTTTGCGCATCTATCGCTCGTGAAGGGTGTCAAGGATGCCCGTTCTATATTAGAGGATTTGGTTGCGGAGTAAACACTTTAGAAGGTCCTAAATATTGGCAGATTGAAAGAATCAAGGAGAAATGGCCGGATTACGACTTCAAAACGACTTCGTGTGAAAATTTGAAGTATAGTCACCCATCTCTTTACAATGGGGAATGTACACATGATGCAATACCCAACCACCGGCACGAAGATAGTGTCCAGGATATGATTCACCACCCAGGGCACTACAATTTCCGGGGAATGGAGTGCAAGGACTTCATCGAGAAGTTCGTTTCTGATCCGAAATCCTACTACGAGGGAAACATTTTCAAGTATCTTTACCGGTACCTGGGAAAGAACAAGGAAGAGGATCTGAACAAAGCCATGGAGTACACGAGGCTTTTAAAAGAGTATCTGTACGGCAAGAAAGACTAAATACGGAGGGGATCCAATGGGAATCTATTACAATTCATACGAACTGGACTTGAAGCACCAGCTTCAACACTACGTCGAGTGGAAGGTGTTCGTCGAGAACCAGAAAGAGGTCTTGAACAATCTGCGGATGGAAATCTCATTGGAACCCGTTCCTAAAACAACCAAGTTCGGCTTTGATGCCGGGGGCGGAGGATGGGACAAGCCCAGCCAGGAGGAAATGTACGTATCGCAGAAGGACGAGAAGGAACATCGCTATCAAGTCAAGCTGATGCAGGTTAAGCAGCTGGAAAGCCAGATCAGAATCCTGGATAACTGCCTGGAAGCACTGACAGGTACGGAAGCTCAAATCGTAAAGGACAGATTCATCTACGGAAAGAAATGGGAAGCCGTAGCCATTGGAGCCGGGTGCAACGAGAAAACGTGTAGGGACAAGGCTCACAGGGCAATCAGTAAAATGTCCAGGATGGTCTATGCGGAAGCAGGTCCATCTCAAACCAATCTGAAATTTTTCCCTATGGGGTTGTCGGTTAGCTGACAGCCTCCATTTTTTTGCAATGTGGATAACTTAAAATAAAACGTAATTTCTGTTTTATTACCGTCTTTTTACTGCAAAATTACCGAATTACACCCACTATAGCCGCAATTTCGGTGCTATACTAGTAATCGTGAAGGCAGGGACAGCAGGTTCCATGTTCATCACTCCAACGTACAACTTCATAGGAAAAAGGCACTTTCAGATGGGTCTGGGGTGCCTTTTTTCGTGTCTGAAAAAGGGGTTCGAAATGAAAGGTATAGCTGACAAAATCATTGAAAAGAAAATCGAGCAAGTTGTCCCTTACGAGAACAACCCCAGGAATAATGACAAGGCAGTCAAATTCGTAGCCAACTCCATCAAGCAGTTCGGGTTCAAGGTTCCCATCATCATCGACAAGAACGGGGTGATCGTGGCCGGGCATACCAGACTGAAAGCCGCAAAGAAACTGGGCATGAAGACGGTACCCTGTATCGTGGCGGATGATCTGACACCAGAACAGGTAAAAGCTTTCCGTCTGGCAGATAACAAGACTGCGGAGCTGGCGGACTGGAACGACGAACTGTTGGAAAGCGAACTGGCAGACATTGACGACATCGACATGGGGCAGTTCGGATTCGAAGGTCTGGAAAACCTGGGGGAAGAAGAAAAAGATGATACGTATACGACTGCCATTAACATTCCACAGTACGACATAACAGGTGACAAGACAGATATGGGGGGGTGCTACGACAGCACCAAGACGGACTCCCTGGTGGAAAGAATCGAAGCAAGCTCAGTCAGCGATGAGGAAAAAGAATTTCTGGTGAAAGCAGCACAAAGGCACACCGTTTTCAATTACCGTAAAATCGCTGAATACTACGCCCAGGCCAGTCCAGAGATGCAGGAACTTATGGAAGAATCGGCCCTTGTCATTATTGACTATGACAATGCGCTGAGAAACGGTTATGTTCAGCTGTCCGAAAGCCTCGAGGAGATTATGCAAAATGCTGAGGGATAACTTTTGTACGTTCATTTTGACGCATGGACGGGCAGGAAACGTAATCACGTATAAGACTTTGAAGGCCGAAGGATATACAGGGCCGCTGTTCTTGGTGGTAGATAACGAGGACAGCCAAATCGAAGAGTATCAGAAAAATTTCGGGAAAGAAAACGTACTGATCTTCGACAAGATCGCCATCAGTAAAACATTTGATACTGCTGATACCTTCGAGGACAGGAGGACCATCGTATATGCCCGGAACGCCTGTTTTGACCTGGCGAAAGAAAAAGGGTACCGGTACTTTCTGGAGCTGGACGACGATTATACCGTGTTCGCCCAGAAGTATGATAATAACGGTCGGTTGAGTGAAAGAAAGCCCAAAAGCCTGGACGATGTTTTCGAAGCATTTTTAAAGATGCTCGATTCTGATAGACGGATTTTGACTGTGGCCATGGCCCAGGGTGGAGATTTCATCGGTGGCTTGAAAAGCGGTAACTGGAGGAAACCAGTCATGCGGAAAGCTATGAACACCTTTTTCTGCGATGTGACAAGGCGGTTCGATTTTCTGGGACGAGTGAACGAGGACGTCAACACCTATACGGTGTTGGGGCAAAGGGGGAACCTGTTGTTCAGCTTCCGAAACTTTTCCATCACCCAAAAGACGACTCAAAAGAACAAGGGCGGAATGACGGAACAGTACCTGGATGCAGGAACATACGTGAAGAGCTTTTACAGTGTCATGATGTCCCCGTCCTGCGTTAAGATTGCCGGGCTGAATTCGGCTCATCCCAGGATACACCACCAGGTCAATTGGGAAAGCTGCGTTCCGAAGATTTTAAACGAGAAGTGGAAAAAATAGACGGGAAGAGATGAAGGGGGTGAAGCCATGCCAGCAGGAAGGCCGGAAAAACCAATCGACAAGAAAACATTTGAGAAGTTATGCGGAATGCAGGCCACAGAAGAAGAAATCTGTGGCTTTTTTGATGTGACCGATAAGACGCTGGCGAAATGGTGCCGAAAAACGTATGGATTGAAATTTTCCGAGGTTTTCAGAATAAAGAGGGGAATCGGGAAAATTTCCCTGCGCCGTACCCAGTGGCAGCTGGCCCAGAGGTCTGCGGCCATGGCCATCTTCCTGGGCAAGAACTACCTGGGGCAGAGTGACGACCCGAACAAGGTGGAAAGTTCCAGTGATGGCCCAGTGATCATTACAGGGGAGGATGAAATTCAGCCATGAATACGATAGTTCGCCTTCCCGATGTGGTGGGGGGCCATTATGGGGAGTTCTGGCGGTTCCGTGGACGGTACAGGATCGTGAAAGGGAGCCGGGCCAGCAAGAAAAGCAAGACGGCGGCAATCTGGTACATTTACAATCTCATGAAGTACCCGGACGCCAATCTGCTGGTGGTACGAAAGGTATACAGGACATTGCAAAACAGTTGCTTTTCAGATCTGTGTTGGGCCATTCGGCGGCTGAGGGTTGAAAAGTATTGGAAGGTGACCAAAAGCCCCCTGGAGCTGGTATATATCCCGACAGGGCAGAGGATTCTTTTCGTTGGCCTGGATGACCCGTTGAAGATTACGTCAATCAGCGTTCCAAAGGGTGTCCTGTGCTGGTTGTGGCTAGAAGAAGCCTACGAGGTGACCAGCGAGGAAGCCTTTGACCGACTGGATGAATCCATTCGTGGTCAGCTTCCTCCGGGGCTTTTTACCCAGATTACGCTGACGTTCAACCCGTGGTCCGACAAATGTTGGATCAAGAAACGGTTTTTCGATGTCAAGGACCCGAACGTCCTGGCAATCACGACCAACTACATGATGAACGAGTTTCTATCGGATTCCGACCATGCGTTGTTCGAGCAGATGAAGAAGAATCCAAGACGGTACAGAGTGGCCGGTCTGGGGGACTGGGGCGTGGTTGACGGACTGGTGTATGACAGCTACGAGGAAAAGGTTTTCAACATCGATGAGGTTCGGAAACGTCCCGGTATTAAATCTGCCTTCGGGCTTGACTTCGGTTATACAAATGATCCTACGGCCTTGTTCTGCGGGCTGGTGGATAAGGGAAGTCGGTGCATTTATGTGTTCGATGAGCTGTACGAGAGAGGGCTGACCAACAACAAAATCGCCGAGAAAATCGTGGGCATGGGGTATGCCAAAGAAAGAATCATTGCAGATGCCGCAGAACCCAAGAGCATAGCAGAGCTGAGGGAAGCAGGGCTGTACAGGATACACCCGAGCCGGAAGGGCAAGGACAGTATCAACAACGGAATCCAGAGGATACAGGACTACCACATCATTGTCCATCCCCGGTGCGTGAATTTCTTGATGGAGATTTCAACATACTGCTGGGACCGTGACAAGCAGACAGACCAGCTTATCAACAAGCCGGTTGACTACAACAACCATCTGATGGATGCCATGAGGTATGCGGTCATGGATGCTGTCCGGGACGATGGATTTTCTTTCGATTGAGGTGATAGAGTGTTTTTAATAGGAGCAATCAACGCTTTCTGGGATGGGCTTATCAAGCAGGGATCCCAGAGCGGCATGAACGAAGTGGAATTTCTCGAAGAAGAGCTGCGCCGATGGCTGACCAGCAAGAAACGGGCTGATATGCTCACAGGGATGGCCTACTATGGTGATCGGCAGGACATCGAGAGAAAAGAACGGATGATGATCGGCCCGGATGGGGGCAGGGTGTCTGTCCACAATCTGCCGAATTTCAAAATTATGGACAATCAGTACGGCATCCTGGTGGACCAGAAGAACAACTACCTGCTGGGCAAACCGGTAGAACTGAAAACCGAAGGCCGGGATGACCGATACACCGCCGAGCTGGACAAGATTTTCGATGATGAATACGCCGAAACACTCCAGGCGACCGGCGAAAATGCTTTGAACTGCGGAATTTCCTGGCAGTTCGTTTACATCGATACGGAAGGGCAGCTGAGAGTTCGGATGCTACGTGGTGACCGGGTTCTGGCCTTTTGGAAGGACGATGAGCATAAGCAACTCGATGCCGCCCTTTACGTATATCCAGTGACCGTTTACCGGGGGAGAACCCCGGATACGGTGATTAAATGCGAATACTATACGACTAACGGTGTCCGCTATTTTGTGTTCGAAAACGATAAGTTACTTCCGGACAACGACAAGACCGATGCGGCTTATATGACCATCGAGGGACAGCCCATGAACTGGTCCAGGGTGCCGCTGATTGCCTTTAAACGGGAACGCCATGAACGGCCACTGATCTGCAAAGTAAAGTGCTTGCAGGATGCCCTCAACCAGCTGACAAGCTGGTTTGCCGACACCACGAGCGAGGATATTCGCAGTACCATCCTGGTGCTGTACAACTATGACGGGGAGAAGCTGAGTGACTTCCGGCGCAATCTCATGGCCTATGGTGCCATCAAGATTAGACGTGACGATGGGCAGAACGGGGGCGTGGAAGCCCTGCACATCGAGGTAAATCCTCAGAATTTCGAACTGATCCAGAAACTTCTAAAGAGGGCGATCATCGAAAATGGCCGGGGGTTCGATGCTAAAGACGAGCGGTTCACCTCTGGGGATGCCAACAAAATGAATATCCAGGCGGCCTATAGTGACATTGATCTGGATGCCAACCAAATGGAGGTGCAGTTCAAGGCGTCCCTGCGGAATCTGATGTGGTTCGTGAACACCTACCTGCAAGCTATCAAAGGGGTGGCTCCGACGTCTGATGTTACCTTCGTCTTCAACCGGGATATGCTGACCAACGAGAGCGAGACCATCAACAACTGCCGGAATTCCGTTGGGATCATCAGCAACGAAACCATTGTAGCCAACCACCCGTGGACTGAGGACACCCAGCAGGAGTTGGAACGGCTGAAAAAGGAAAAGCAGGAAGCCATGGACGACTTAATGGGCGGGGACTATGCCGCACCCCCAGGCCAGGAAAAACAGCCCCAGGGTGAATGATCATGAGCTACTGGGGAGAACGCTTCGAGCGTATGAAAGCCCTGGAGATGCAGAAGGCCGATGTTTGCAAGGCAGATCTGAAAAAGATTTACGAGGAAGCCCTGCAAAAGTGCTTGAAGGACGTTGAATCATGGTATCAGCGATATGCTGACGAGAACGGAATAAGCTATGCTGATGCCCAGAAGATTCTCAATGCCAGGGAGCTGAAAGCCTTCAAGATGGACATGCGGGAGTACAAACGCCTGGCCCAGCAGGAAAACCTGTCCGAAGAGTATCGGAAGATGTTGGACCAGGCATCCATCCGGGCCAGGCTGACAAAGGCCCAGGAACTGCTGATTAAAACGCAGATGTATTGCGAAAGGGTGGCCAAGGCCCAGGAAATCAATATCACCGATACGTTGAAAAAGGTCTATGAGGATTCCAATTACCGGGCCGCCTACGAAATCCAGAGAATGAAGGGGAAGTTCGAAACATATGACCAGGTCCCGGAACACCAGATTGAAAAGGCCATCAATACACGCTGGGCAAGCGATGGAAAGGACTTTTCGTCTAGGATATGGGAGAATAAGGACAAGCTGGTAAACACGCTCAGAACTGAAATTTCGAGGTCCTTGCTACTTAAAGAAGGTACGGGCCCGATGGCTGAGAGAATTTCCAAGCAGTTCAACGTTTCATATCACAATGCCGAACGCCTGGTGGAAACAGAAACAGCCTATGTACAGGAATCCTCTATGCTGGATACCTACGACCGCCTGGGGGTGGACAAGTATGAAATCGTGGCAACCCTGGATAACAGAACGTCCCCGATCTGCCGCCTCATGGATGGAAAGGTGTTTTTCAAGAAGGGAGCGAAGCCGGGGCTAACCATGCCCCCGTTCCATTGCTACTGCCGTTCGACTACGGTGCCCTATATTGATGGAGTGACCGATGAAGAAGAAAAGGGAACCAGGGCGGCAAGGGAAAACGGAACTGGAAAGACAGTTTTCGTGCCTGGAAGTCTGAAATACCAGGAGTGGTACGACAAGTACGTCAAGCCACATGCAGAGAAGGTGAAAAAGGAAAAGACAACCGAAAAATAAGAGATTCAAGCAGGTTCGAAAGAGCCTGCTTTTTTCATGCCTTTCCAGCACCGCAGGCGAAAAAGAACGGGACTGCAAACGCCAGGTGTGGCTGGCGAAAATCAAGCGAAGCGAGAAGAAAGGATAACGAAAATGACCAAAGATGAACTGAAAGCATTAGGGGTTCCGGATGATGTGGCCGACCGGATTGTCGAAGACTATGGAAAGAACTACGTCAGCAAAGCCCAGTTCAACACGAAACTGGAAGAACTGAAAGCGGCAAAGGCCGAAAAGGAAGCCATGGTCAAAGAAGTCGACGGGCTGAAAAAAGCCAACAAGGACAATGAAACCCTGGCCGCCCAGATTGATGAGATGAAGAAGGCCGCAAAGGAACGGGAAAAGCAGTACCAGGACAGCATGAACCAGTTCAAGCTGGATTCTGCCGTTGAAATGGCACTGACCACTGCCAAGGCCCGGAATCCGAAGGCCGTCCGTTCCCTGCTCGATGGGGAAAAGCTGAAGCTCAACGAGGACGGTACGGTCAGCGGCCTGGATGAACAAATCAAGGCCATCAAAGAATCTGATGCCTACATGTTCGACGATGGAGCCGTCAAAGCTGGCGGAATTGCCCCTGGCAACCCTGGGGGGAATGGCGGTGCCGGAACTGAGAACGAAATCAGCATTGCAAAAGAGTTCGGATCCGCCCTCGGACTGTAAATTGTAAAAGGAAAGGATGAATGAAATGGCAATTAATACGCTTGAAATGACGAAAATCTTCCAGCAGAAACTGGATGAACAAATGATTGTTGGCGCAACCTCCGGGTGGATGGAAGCCAACGCAGGAAAGGTAGTCTATAACGGCGGGGATACCGTAAAGATGCCTGAAATCAGTACTTCCGGGCTTGCCAACTATGACCGGGACAAAGGGTTCGTGCAGGGTGCTGTTACGCTGAAATATCGTGACTACACCATGACCCAGGACCGGGGCCGGACTTTTCACTTGGATGCTATGGATGTGAATGAATCCAACTTCGTTGCAAGCGCCGGCAATGTGATGGGTAACTTCCAGCGGTATTCCGTTATCCCTGAAGTAGATGCCTACCGGTATTCTAAAATTGCAGCGCTGCTGAAGGGTGCTAATCAGGTGCAAGACGCTTTCACTCCTACTGCAGATACGATTCTTGCAGAACTGGATGCAGAAATTGACGCAGTGCAGGATGTAATTGGCGAAAACCAGGGGCTGGTAATTATCATGCCTACGAAAATCCGTACGATTCTGAATAGTGCCAAGGACATTGAAAAGAAAATCGATGTGGGCGATTTCAAGGCCGGTGAGATTTCTACGAAGGTCAAGATTTACAATGACCTGCCCATCCTGCCGGTCCCTTCTGCCAGAATGAAGACGGAATACGTTATTAAAGATGGCACGTCCAGCGGACAGGAGACTGGTGGTTTTGCCCCGGCCGAAAGCGCTAAACAGATCAACTGGATTATTATCCCGCGGTCCGTGCCCATTGCTGTGTCTAAAACCGATAAGATCCGTATTTTTGCACCCGATGTGAACCAGGGCGCAGATGCCTGGAAGCTGGATTATCGTAAATTCCACGATCTGTGGATCCCGTACAACCAGTTGGGTTCCGGCTTCGTGAACATCGGCGCATAAGGGGGCGCAGAGGATGATTGCACTGCAAAATCTAAATGTAATCCGTATCGTGGTAACGGAAGAAGAAGCCCAGGCACTTGAAACGAAAGGGTTTATCCGTTTACTTGCAGCTGGTAAAGCATCTACTGAGCCCATGTATCCGAAAGAAGCAGTGGTTGAAGAAACCGTTGCACCGAAGAAAGCTGCTGCCAAAAAGGAATAAGGGGAGGTGAGGCCATGACGGGTGATGTGAAGTCCTTAATCAGTCTTGCAACCGGCTATACGGTTACCGATGATGATGTTGCCTTGCTGGAGATTCTTTACAAAGCCGAAGTTCAGCATGTTCTGAATTTCTGCAACCTGCCAGAAATGCCCCTGGAGCTGACAGAAGAGGTGAACAGGGTAGTGGCCGGGAAGTTCCTACAAGCCAGGAAAGCAGCCGTGTTGGGGGATGCATCGGTATCTGTGGCCACTTCTATCAAGGAGGGGGATACCGAAGTTCAACTTGGTGGAAACACCCCGGAGGAACGGTTGGATTCCCTCATAGCTGTATGGACCGAGGAGCGTGATCTTACATGTTTCAGACGCCTTCGGTGGTGAGGACGGCCCTGGAAAACCTTTACCAGGATACTGCCGTAATCATCACACAAGAAACAGAAGCCGATAAGGATACGGGAATAGTGACCACGAAAGAGGTCAAAACAGATCCCGTTCCCTGTCGGCTTTCTTATTCCAGCTTCCCGGCTACGGAAAACGATGGGATGCCCAAGATGGAGCAAACCACGAAACTCTTTCTGTCTCCCGATGTGGCAGTGACACCGGGAGCTGACATCGATGTCAATCATTTGGGGAAGACACTGCGGTATAAGGCGGCTTCCATACCTGCCTCGTATGGGAGCCACCAGGAGGTGATCCTAACCGTTCGTGAGGTGTACTGATGGCCAAAGTGAGAGTTTCGCTGAAAGGTTGCCAGAAAATCTATGAGAACGCCCTCAAGCTGGGGTATGGAGAAGTACAGCAGGCCATGGGAAAATCCGTGGCCACCCTTGCCGGGGTGTATCTGAGGACGGCAAAGAAGAACACGCCGGTAGGCAAGAAAATTGTGCGGAAGGACCCGAAAACAGGAAAGGTTTACCGATCTAACTCTGAGCACATGCGCAGGTCGTGGGACGTGGGAGAAGTGGAAAAGAAAGCCCTGGGATACAGCCAGCAGGTTTTCAATTCCGCTTCATATGCGTCCTATGTGAATGACGGACATAGACAGAGACCAGGGCGGTATGTGCCGCTGTTGGGGAAAAGCCTGGTTGCGTCCTGGGTGGACGGGCTGAATATCACCGAGAAAGCCCAGAAAGCAGTCCGTGAGGCTTCTCCCAAGGTCATAAGGCGCAATCTGAACGCCGTAGAAAAGGGGTTGTATAAATGAGCGTGACAACTGAATTACTCAATGGACTGGCCCGGAAGCTGTATAGCATCCGGGCTTATCACGTTTATGTGGACGAAATCAAGAACAAGGTGCAGTTCCCGTGCTGGCGCATCAAGCTGGTGGACGATGCCAGCGTGAAGCTGGTGGTCGGGGACAGGTATCAGCAAGAAGTGGCCTTCGACGTATGGATGATCCTCACCGAAATGGGAGAAATCGAAGATGTTCGGGGGCAGGTTGTTGACCTAGCAGAAGCCCTTATGTATGACCTGGAAGTCATCGCCCTGGAAGATGGGACAAAGGTCCGGGGGAACGATCTGCACTATCGCATAACCGATGGTGTCCTGCACGTTTTTGTGACATATGCCCCGTTCACCCGGAGAATCAAACCGGCTGATGAGGTCATGGAACATCTTGATGTGTCCGGCAAGGCGAAAGGATGAACGAAATGGACGAAGAAAAGACGGGAACGGCTGCGGCTGTGACTGATGAAAAGAAAATGGATGCTCAGACGATCCTGGCATCCAAGAAATATGCACCACATGTAAATCTGCTGTGGGCGATCTTGGACGATGATGTGATGTACACCGAAGCCCAGGTGGATCAGATGATCCAGGAAGCCCAGGCTCATGTGGTGACCAAAGACATTAACGAATAGGAGGCATAACATATGGCACTTGGTGGTGGTACGTGGCTGTTTCAGAACAAGGTTCTGCCCGGAACGTACATTAATTTTGTGTCCAAGGTCCGGGCCGAAGCGGAAATCGCAGACCGGGGCTACGGAACTATGGCACTCGAACTTGACTGGGGACCCAGTGACCAGATTTTCCGTGTGGAAGCTGACGAATTCCAGACGGAATGCCAAAAGATTTTTGGTTATGACTACGGCAACGACAAGCTAGCTGGCCTGCGTGACCTGTTTCTCAATTTGAAAACCGGGTACTTCTTCCGGCTCAACGGGGGCGGTGCAAAAGCGACCTGCACCCTGGGAAGTGCAAAATATGCTGGGACCCGGGGCAATGACATTTCCATTGGGGTGCAGGATGATCCCGACACGGATGGAAACAAAGTCGTTTATACCTATCTGACTACTGACGGGGTTCTGAAAACCGTGGACAAGCAGAGCGTAAAAACTTCCGCTGACCTGGTGGACAATGACTACGTAGTTTTCAAAAAAACCGGTGAACTGGCAGTGGCGGCGGCTGTGAAGATGACTGGCGGCACCAATGGGGAAACCGTGACCACGGCAGACTATCAGAAGTACCTTGATTTAATCGAACCGTACTACTTCAACGTAATGGGATATGCCGGGAGTGACACCAAGGTGCAGTCCCTTCTGCTGGCGTTCGTGAAGCGGCTCAGGGACGATGAAGGTAGCAAATTCCAGGTGGTCTTGTTTGGAGCTGACAAACCGAACTATGAAGGTGTGATCAACATCAACAAGTCCAATGAGGTGACCGACTCCGGAAAGGAAAAGGGATCCCTGGCATACTGGGTGACCGGGGCGGAAGCGTCCTGCGCTATCAATGCTGATCTGACCAACACCATCTACAACGGCGAGTTCACCGTCAAAACCCAGCTGAAACAGTACGAACTGAAACAGGCCATCAACGATGGTCTGCTAACCTTCCATGTTGTTACTGATCCTGTTGATGGGGATGTGACCGGGGACGTCCGGGTCCTGGAAGACATTAACTCTTTCACTGAGTTCACCAAAACGAAGAACAGTGACTTTGCACTGAACCAGGTCATCCGGGTTCTGGACAATACTGCGATCGACCTGGCCCATGCGTTCAATAAGGTTTATCTGGGGAAAGCCCAGAACAATGATGATGGCCGGGACGCCCTGTGGGCGGACGGGTGTTATATCCTCGAACAGTACCAGAAAGTCGGGGCAATTACCGGGTTTGTGGAAAGCGACCTGGCGAAACCCGTGCAGGGGGACGACAAGTCTTCCGTTGTGTGGACGTTCCAGGAACAGCCGGTGGTCAGCATGAAGAAGCTGTACGCCACCGTGGTAGTGGCATAAGGGGGTGAAATAGATGCCGGATGCTATTAAAACCATGCTGGCCAAGGACGTAATCAACGCCAAGCTGGCCACGGCGTATATCACCGTGAACGGAAAAAGATACCTGCTTTTCCAGGCAAAGAAGCTGGAAGCGACCATCGAAAAAGAAAAGAAAGAAGTGTCCATCCTGGGCCGGGTGCAGAAAGGCAACAAGGCATATTCTGCCAAAGGTTCCGGGACTCTGGAAATCTACAAGAACACCAACCTCTTCGATGAAATGATTCAGAACTTCGTTGACAACGGCGTTGATACCTACTTCGATATGCAGGTTATCAACGAGGACCCGACCTCCGATGCCGGGAGAAGAAGCATCGTTCTTCAGAACTGCAACATTGATTCTGGGACGATTGCCAACTTTGATGTGGACGGCGATTGGCTGTCTGATTCTATTAAGTTCACGTTCGAGGGCTTCCGGATTGCCCAGAAGTTCAACGAACTTGACGGCATGAACGCTTGATTGAAAGGCAGGGGAAACCCTGCCTTTTCCTTTATAGATTTTCCGAGGAGGAATAAAAATGGCTAACGAAAAAAATATGCGTGCATTCTACCGGGATGCCGTTGAAGAAAATAAATCTGTGTTTTTCCCCGCTTCCAAACGTATCAAGGACGAAGAAGGCAACCCTGTCATGTGGGAACTGCGTGTCCTGGGGTACGACGAAATCAAGGCAATCACCAAACGCAATACCAAGAACGTCCCCAACAAGGTGACCGGGGCCGCTGAAAAGAGAACCAATGCGGAAGAGGCCGCCATGGAAATGACGCTGGCATCCATCGTGTTCCCCGATCTGAATGACGCTGATCTGCAAGATTCCTGGGGCGTGTTTGGCTCCGAAGCCCTGCTGAAAGCTATGCTCACCCCTGGCGAAATCGTTGACCTGGAAAACGCTGTCCAATCTGCCGCCGGCTACAGCACTGAAATGGATGATAAGATTTCTGCGGTAAAAAACTCTTAAAGGGCAATGACGTGGACGCCAATGTGCTCTACTTGATGTTCATCAAACTGCACATTCTGCCCCATGTCTTTTACGAATTGCCCGTGTGGGAACAAGCAGTGATCTATGCGTTCGTTGACGTTTATCTGCAAAACAAAAAAGCAGAAATGAAAAAGCTGAAAAGCAAGTAGGGAGAAAGGAGGGACAAAATGGCCAAAATAACAGACACTATCGAACTTATTGACGGGGTTTCCCCTACGTTCGCCAAAATTGCAAGTGCGGCAGAAAACTATGCCAACAGGATGCAGAGCGTTGGGAAGGCAACCCAATCTGCATCTGATTCCGCTGACTATGCAGTGGGGAGATTTTCCGCTTTGAAAAATGTGTTCGCCGGAAGTTTCTTGGCCAACATGGCCACTGGTGCCCTGGATATGGTCAAAAACCAGATCATGGGAGTTGTGGAACTGGCAGATCATGTGGCCGGGACGAATGCCAGGTTGCAGATGATCTCCGGGAGCCAGGAAAACGTGGTTGCGCTGAACAACATGATTTTCGAATCTGCCCAGAAAGCCCGTGGGGAGTACATGACTATGGCCGACACTGTTGCCAGCCTGTCTGTAAATGCCAGGGACGCCTTTCCTGATCCCCGTGAAACCATCGGCTTCGTGGAAGGTCTGCAAAAACTCTTCGTAATCGGCGGGGCTTCTGCCGAAAACCAGAAGTTTGCCCTGTTGCAGTTACAGCAAGCCCTGGCATCTGGGCGACTGCAAGGTGACGAATTCAGATCTATTACCGAAAACGCCCCTATCCTGCAAGATATGATTGCCAAGACCATGGGCATCACAAGGGGCGAACTGAAAGACCTTTCCACTCAGGGCGCAATTACTGCCGACATCATCAAGAAAGCTGTCCTGGAAAATGCGGACGAAATCGAAGAGAGGTTCGGAAGGATGCCGAAGACCTGGGCGGACCACATGACCGAAATCAAGAACACGGCTATGAGGGCGTTCGAGCCTGTGATTTCGTATCTATCAAGGATTGCCAACAGCCCTGCAATCAAGACGGCTGTGGGTGGCATCAAACAGGCCATTACAAGCGTGGCCCCTGTGATCTATTACGTTGTGGATTTGATCAATAGGGGCATTAATATGGCCGTAGGTGCCTTTTCTGCGGCTTCCAGATTCATCCAACAGCACTCTTTTGCAGTCCGTTCCGGGCTGATTCTGGCGGCTACGGCCCTGGGGGTTTTTGCGGCCCAGGCACTGTGGGCGGCTTCCGGGTCCATTGCGGCTGCTGTTGCCGCAGGGATGCACGCCGCCGCAAGCGTGGCTGATACCGTGGCCATCTTCATGATGACAGCGGCCACTGAGGGACTGACAGCCGCTTTCATGGGGTTAAACGCCACTATGTTCGCCAGCCCCCTGTTCATCATTCCGGCTGTGATCGTGCTGATTGTCGGGGCACTGTATCTGGGTGTTGCGGCCTTCAACCATTTCGCAGGGACGTCTATTTCTGCGACCGGGATTGTGGTGGGTGTCTTTTCCTGGGCGTTCGCCATCATCCGTAATATCCTGGTGTTTTTCCTCAACATGGCCATTGCGGTGGCAAATTTCTTCGCCAGCATATGGAACAATCCCCTGGATGCTATTTACAACCTGTTTGCGGACATCTGGAACGGTATCGCTGGCCTGGTTGCCGCCGCCATCAACAACATCATCGACATGATCAATAAAATCCCTGGCATCAGCAAAGTGAAGGCTGGGGGATTTGCTCATGTTGACTGGACTGTGCAAACAAGGGAAATTGCAGGAAGGATTGCCAACCCGATTGAGTATAGCGATCTGACCAGTGCGGCCCAGTGGGGGTATGAGCAGGGAGCAAGCATCGGAAACATATCCATGCCGGAAGTTGGCGCCCCTGCTTTCGACCCGTCTAAGCTTGAAAACCAGGCCGGGAACATTGCCGGAAATACTGGGAAAGGGGCTGATGCGGCAAAACGTACTGCTGATGCCCTGGACAGTGCCCAGGAAGATTTAAGATACCTGCGGGAAATCGCCGAACGAGAAGCGATCAACAAGTACACCACGGCCTCCGTGACCATCGAGATGGGCGGAATGACCAACAACATCAGCAACGAAATGGACATTGATGGGGTTGTGGATGTACTGAGCCAAGGACTGCTTCAAAGCATGGCCGCAGGGGCAAGGAAGGTGCACGCATGAGCTACTACTTTTATTTGGGCATGGTGCAGTTGCCCGTGCCCCCGGCCAGGATGGAGCTGAAAATCAAAGGAAAGAACCGGGTCATCAATCTGATCAACGAGGGAGAGGCCAGTCTGATAAAAAGCCCCGGCCTTTCTGAGATTGAGTTCGAAGCCAGGCTTCCAAACAACCGCTACCCGTGGGCTGAGTACGACACCAGTCTTTTAGGTGGGCTGGCCAATTCTATGATTGTCGGAGCCACCGGGATAGACAACTTTTTCGGGTACAAGAAGGCTGAGTATTTTCTCAACCAATTCGAGACTTTGAAAGCGTCCAAGGAACCTTTTCAGTTCATCGTCTGCCGAATGTTAGGCTTCAACGTCCTGTTTAGTACAAACATGACCGTAACACTGGAAGATTACAGCATCATTGAAGATGCAGACAGCGAGGGAACTGATGTAGTCGTACCGCTGAAACTGAAAGAATACCGCTATTTCGGAACCAAAACAGCCAAGATGGAGAAGGACAAGGACGGGAACGAAAAACTGGTGGTGCAGGATAACCGGCCCACGGTTGGGAAAAATATCCCATCTCTGGCCAAGATTTCCAAAAATGTGACTTGCTACGAGGCCGTGAAGATGCTGACAGGAGGGAAAGTCAACTGGCGGTCTGTGCTGACCAGTAACCTTGTGACCAATCCGCTCCAATCCATGGTCGGGAAGGTGCTGAAGCTATGACGGAAGCAGTTCAACAGCCCAACACGAACAGTGTGGTCAACTACTCCGGGGGAAACACCGAGGGGCTGACCATGGTTGTACACGTGAAAAAGACGGATGAATACTATGTTCCGGCTGTCCTGGATGATGTTCGCCTGGAACTTCATCGAAAGGGTGCCCCTGGAAAAATGACCTTCAAGGTCGTTCGAGATGAAGTCTTGAAGATGGGATACGGGGACACCATCGATGTGACATGGAAAGGAAATCAGTTCTTTCACGGTTTCATCTTCGAAAAGAAAAAAACCAAAGATGATCTGTGGAGTGTAACCGCCTATGATCAAATGCGGTATCTGCTGAATAAGGACACTTTCCAGTATGTGGGCAGGACTGCCACCCAAGTAATCCGGGAACTGGCAGAGGATTTCGAACTGAAAGTTGGCGACCTGGACGATACCGGCTATGTGATCCCGAAACACAGGGATCCAGATACAACCATCCTGGATATGTGCCAGACGGCGTTAGATATGACTCTGATGCAGACCGGGAAAATGTATGTGATTTATGACGACTGTGGCAAGCTAACCTTGCACGAGATTTCCAAGTTAAAAACGGATCTCTATTTCGATGGGGAAACAGCCGGGGACTATGACTATACCGGAACCATCGACAAGGAAACCGCCAACTTGATCAAACTCGACCTGGACAGTGGGAAGGATGGCCACCAGGTCATATATGCCCCTGCCAGCAATGTAGACTATCAGCAATCGCCCACCCGAAAGCAGTGGGGTGTCCTGCAATACTACGAAAGTCTGAATCCGTCCGGAATGACCATTGCGCCCCAGGCCCTGGCCAACAAGTTGCTGGAAATGAAGAACCACGTCCGGCGCACCTTCAAGCTGAAAGACCAGGCTGGAGATTTGAGCATCAGAGGCGGCTCCATGGCCTGGCTGAACGTGAACATCGGCGAGGACGACATGGAAGAAAAGAAAGAGGGGCAGGCGTATCAAGTGATCGTGGACAATGTGACGCACAAATTCACGAACAACTGCCATCTCATGGATATGGACCTGGTAGGGAGTTTCCTCAATGGGGGTTCCTCTGATTCTTCGTCTGGAAGTTCTGCCGGGGCTTCCGCTGGTGCATCTGCCTCCGGATCTGGGTCAACATTCGGTTCTGGGAGCGACTTCGGTACTGGATACTCTTCCGGGGCAAGCCAGACGAATAAGGTTCATGAGGGACTCACCCAGGGCGCAGATTCCTGGGTGGGGGCAACTATGGAAAACGGAACGGAAGGATGCGCCGAAGCAGTTGGCAAGGTTGGGAGCTACTACAGCCCGTTCCTGGCGCGAGAATCCCAGGCCGGTGTGGTCAACTGCGACGATATGGTCCGGGATGCTGGAAGTCATGTTATCCCGTTCAACGCCAACCAGCTGGAAGAAGGGGACGTAATCGTCTACGACAACAACGACCATGTGGTCATCTATGATGGCAATGGAGGTTATGTAGGCAACTCTTCCAGCCGGGATATGGTGGTCAATGGTAGCAACTATTGGGAAATGGACGGGATGCAGCCGACCAAAATCATTAAGACGTCCCGTTTTTAGAGGTGATTGAATGAACGCCAAACTTTATCAAGTCATGCAGGAGATGATCGCTCAAAACGTGGGAGACATGAAACCCTGCGACTATATCCTGGGGACCGTGGAAAGCGTTTCCCCCTTATCGGTGAGAATCAGCAGTAAAGATGTTATTACGTCTGACTTCCTTATCCTCACCGACATGGTGAGGGACTACCAGGTGGATATTTCCGTCAACCATAAGACCGAAAATGCGGCAGGGGGCAGTGGTGAAGCCCAGTACGCTTCCCACAAACATGCCTACGTAGGGCGAAAGACTATCACCGTACATAACGGACTGAGCGTGGGGGAAGTCGTGATACTGTTACGGCAGGCCGGGGCTCAACAATATCTGGTGGTATCCCGGTATGGGATGCACGCCAACATCAGTGGGCAGTGGGGGTGATTGAATGAGCCTTTTACCAATGGACCCGGCCCGGCCTGTTGGGGCTGTGGCCATCAAGACGACTGAGGTATACCCGAACAAGACGTATCGGATGATGATCGATGATGATCGCATCAGCGGAACCGTCACGGGGAACCTAGAAGCCATTGAACAAGCAGTTTATAAGGTGCTGAACACCGAAAGGTATCAGCATATCATCTACAGTTGGAACTATGGGGTGGAGCTGGCCGACCTTTTCGGCAAGCCCATCCCTTTTGTATTGCCGGAAATCCCCAGGAGAATCAAGGAAGCACTGAACCAGGACGACCGCATCACCGATGTGACCAATTTCGACCTTAGCTATGACAAAGGCGGAAGCGTCCTGGCAAAGTTCACCGTGATTACCATCTATGGGAATCTGCAAGCCCAGAAAGAGGTGAGAATCGCCAATGTATGAGGGACAAACTGAGGACGTAATCGAAAAGCGGATGCTTTCGGTCATGTCCAAAGAGATTGATAAGCGAGAAGGATCCATCGCCTTCGATGCTACGAAACCGGCAGCCATTGAGTTCATGCTCATGTATGCGGCCCTGGATTATTTCATGACCAATACGTTCGGGGATACTGCCGACCGGGAACATTTGATTGAGCGGGCAAAAGAACGGGGCCTGGAACCCTACGAAGCGACGTATGCCTATGTGACCATCGAAGCCACACCGGCTACGGTAGTGCTTCCAGTCGGGAGCCGCTATTCCGTGGACGAGCTGAACTATGTCATCACCAAAAGACTGACTGCCGGGGGCAATCAGTATATGGCCAGGTGTGAAAAATCCGGGACTGAGGGCAACAAAGTCAGTGGCAGGGCAATCCCCATTGACTATGTGGCCGGATTGCAGTCCGCCAGCATCGTGAATGTCATCGTTCCAGGAGAAGATGAAGAAGAAACAGAAGCCTTTCGAAAAAGGTATCTGGAAAGTTTTCAGACCCAGGCATACGGTGGGAACATCGCTGACTACCAAGAGAAAGTGAACGCCATTAAAGGGGTGGGCGGTGTGAAGGTCTACCCTGTATGGGACGGTGGAGGAACCGTCAAAGTCGTATTTATGACCAGTGAGTACAAGCCGCCGGAAGCTGAATTCGTAAGCGAGGTACAGGAGGCCCTGGACCCGGTCCCGTATTACCAGCAGGGTGTGGGCATTGCCCCCATAGGGCATCGTGTGACCGTGGAAGCCGCCGCCCAGAGTGCAGTCAACATCGGGCTAAACATTAAATTTCTGGGCACAGATACCTTTTCCATCTGCCTTGCAGATATTACAGCAACCATCCAGGCATATTTTGACGAGCTGAACAAGGGGTGGCAGGACACCGAAGTGGTGACTACAAGCCGGTACGAAAATCGGGGCATTGTTATCCGTATCAGTCAGCTGGAAAGCCGTTTGCTGGCCCGTCCGTATGTGGCCGATATTAGTCACACCACTCTGAACGGGACTGAGGAGAACGCGGAACTGGCAGATAATGCCCTGGCTACTCTTGGGACGGTGACTGATATCAGTGGGGGAGCCTAATGGAAAAAATTACGCGTAAGGTAACGCTGGAAAAATACCTGCCCTGGGTGCTTCAGAATGCTAAAGAAATGAAAGCCATATGCCAAGCTGAAAATGTCGAATTTCAAACTTTGTATGATCAGCTTTGGAGATGGTTCGCGAATACTTTCATCTTTAACACCGATATTGCCGGCGTAGAAAGGTGGGAAAGCATGCTCGGAATTTATCCGCCCCAAAATGCGACTATTTTTGATCGGCAAGCAGCTATCTTTTTAACCGTCAATGGAACAAGGCCATATACCGAAAAATCTTTCGAGAAATTGATTGCTGGAATGTATCACCAAGGTGCTGTAACCCTAAGCGTGGATCCAAACAGTTACACGGTTATCCTTAATCTTGACACTGATATGTCTGAAAGAATCAATGAAGTACGAAGATATGCAAGGCTGATTATTCCTGCAAATATGATTATCCAGGCAGCTAGAATTGTACCTATTGCGAATCCTATGTATGCCGGATCAATCGTGAGAAAACACTGCAGCACAGAAGTGGGCAGACTAGCTGGAGACAAGATCAACAGAAAATCAATTAGTTTCAATGTGGCCAGGGGAATTCATGAAGTAGACTCCAGCGGAAACATTGAAATAACTTTGAATGGGTTGAAGCCGTCAGCGGTGATGGCCCGCAACGAGCAGGAAGTCAGCCCGTCCCCAACTTCTCAAATCGGGGATTCGGACGACCTGTTTTATATCGATTCTGACGGGAATATCCGACAAAAGGAATGAGGTGAATCAATGAGCGAATTTAGTAATGTTAACGTCGGGGAAGCAGGGATGCACCTGATTGAGCTTTCTGCAACCATGGGGAAGCCTCTGGTGTTTACGAAAATTGAAATCGGGGATGGAATCAGCGATGGTTCCACAAGAACCGATTTGATCAGTAAGAAGCTGGACGCGTCAATTACGAAAACAGCTGAGGTGGTTAATGCGGATGCGTCCGAAGCGCGTACAGTGCTTTATTTTGCATACTCCAATAGCGGAATCGCAGAGGGCGGTGGGTTTTCTGCTACGGAAATTGGTGTGTACGCAAAGGTCTCTAGCGAATCTTACACTGATACCGGCTGGGGAGACTATAAAGGAGAAGAAACCTTTTATGGGTATGCTTATGCGATTGACGCCATTCATGGGGAATGGGTTCCTGACAAAACCCACAAAATGGATATCCAGGAATTTGCGGTTTACACTTCCGTGGGTAATGCATCCTCGGTAGGTGTGGAAATCCATTCCGACACCTATGCTCGGGAAGAGGATTTCGAATACCATCTGACTGACCCGGAAGCCCATAGCGATTTCAAAGGGTGTTCTGATGCTTCCTCCGGGGTGAGGGGCTTCGTCCCTGCCCCTGCCAAAGGGGACGGGAAAAAGTTCCTTTCGGCTACGGGCGGATGGGAAAAAGCCGGACACAGCCCGTTGGAGCTGTACGACTTGATTTATCCTGTTGGCATCGTTGTGGAGTTTGAAAACAGTACGGACCCGAACACTGTATTCCCTGGCACTACCTGGATTGTGACCCAGAAAGGCCAGGTTGCCGTTGGGGCCGGTGACTACTGGGAAAATGGGACGAAATACACGTACACCCTGGGGGATACTGGGGGCGAAGTGAAGCACCTAATCACTGTCGATGAACTTGCGGACCACGCTCATGGCGCAAGCTGTTCCACCGATGGTAATCACAATCACAGCTATAGCAGAACAACACCACCTAACCCAGATAATGCCGCAACTGGTAGTAGTGCAGGACACTGGGAAACCGGTACTACTTCTGAAGCTGGTTCACATGCTCATACAATCACTATCGCATCAACAGGCGGCAATAAACCCCATGAAAACAGACAGCCATACAAGGTAGTTGCGAAATGGCTTCGGACGGCCTAGGCGGTTCTGAGCCACTTTGCAACGACTTTAAATGGTTGACGGTTTTCATGAGGCACGTTTCCGCCCGTAGAAGAGATGGTGATGGTGTGAGAGTGATTCCCATCAGTAGACGTCCGGGCGATGGCGTTGTCATAGTCAGTATGTATACCTTCCATGCCGGCGTGGCTGTTATTGGAATCGTACCAGCCATAAGGCGTCTGGTAAATTGGAAAGTAGTTAATTATGTTTTG